CCCAGTTTACGGTGGTCCTGGTAGCGTTATTGACTTCGATTGGCGTGGCGGGGATTCCGGCAGCGAGCCTGGTGGCGATTACGATTATTCTTGCCACTATTGGATTACCGGCCGAGGCGGTGGGTTTGATCCTGGCTGAAGCCGCGCGCGATAATTCGCGCCCAAAACTGCGATAAACCACTTGTGAATGACATTACAGGATACGCAACAAAATTGCGCACAGTGAAAGCCGCTCACTAAAACAGTTTCAGGCTTCCGGTCTCACGCCGACCATTCTCACAGTGGTCATTCCAGATAAGAAGCTCTCGAGCAGCTGTCCCTGAGCCTCCGCCAACGGTGTATCTTATAGCCAGTGATTCCATATGCAGGCCGTCAAACACCTGGCGGATATCTCGATGATCATTCAGGCTGATAACCATCGAGCCATCGACAGACCGCGCCAGATTGGCCATTAGCTCATATTGGTCTATCCCAAATTCCACCCCATAACCTTCTGTCTGCCAATACGGTGGGTCGAGGTAAAACAGCGTATGTGGCCTATCGTACTTCTTGATAATACTGTCCCATGGCAGGTTCTCAACTACAGCACCATGTAGCCGGAGGTGTGCCTGGCTGAGATCTTCCTCAAGGCGTAGAAGGTTAAGCCTTGGTCCCGATGTGGTAGCAGTACCGAAGCTTTGATTCTCAACCCGCCCACCGAATGCCAACTTCTGGAGGTAGTAGAAGCGCGCTGCGCGCTGGATATCGGTCAGGGTGGCTGGTACCTTCGCCTGCTCCCATTCATACACTTGGCGAGAGCTGAGAGCCCACTTAAACTGCCGGACAAATTCCTCGAGGTGGTGCTGTACGATTCGGTACAGATTTATCAGTTCGCCATTGATGTCATTGATAACTTCAACATCGGATGGCGCCTTAGAGAAAAAGATCGCTGCTGCGCCACAGAAGGCTTCGACATAGCAGGTGTGTGCCGGAAACTTCGACTGGATATGGTCTGACAGTCGGGATTTGCCGCCGATCCACGGGATTATTGGTTGATGTTGCATGCGAGCCTCTTTTTACACACTGCAATACTGTTTAACTGTGTGATAGGCTCCCAGCGCCGCGTCGACGTGGCTGGGGGCCTTGCCTGGCTCACAGTGCGGTGTCACTGTGGGTTTGGGGCCCAGCTGTGTTACAGCACAGCTGGGTCGCCCTCATCTTTAACGATTTACCTGTTATTAAACTGTTTCCATCGAACCGCAACAAGCATTACGCCTGGTGGTGAAATCCGACTAAGTGCGGTGTTGTCAATAATAAATCCGCCTTCATGTATTAGTTCAGCGATGTTCTCTCTGCTTTGATTTAGAGCTGTCAGATCGAGCATAAGCCCATCATTCAACGGGTCGAATAAAACGATTGTGCGGCCTGATAAATCTGATGTTTCGAACGGGTGTGGGCGTTCTGGCATACCTTTATTTTTATACGACATCGTGATTTCCACTTCTGCAACCGGAGTTTCTCCACGTTCCCAGGCCATGAATAGGTCACGATCCACCTGAGTCATTTTCATCGCATCTCTTATGGAACGAACCGCAGCAATAGATTGCGGTTTCTCACGCTCGAACCGATATGCACGACCTTTTGCATCAATGCGTTGTGGTGTGATATCAACGCTGCTGTTATAAGCCCACGGCGGGTCTTGAGCCACGGATGTAGCAATAATATCGCCGGTTGTATTATCAATCAGTGCATAAACAAACAGAGGAATTGTACCATCACCGAGATCATACGGGGGAGAGGCTTGAACATATGTCGACCGCATATAATACGTACCGGCCGATGGATCTGCATTATATACAGCAACAGCTGATGGGGTTACTGTCGCGGGGACGGAAACCCTGCCTGACGAAGACGGTGACATTCCAACAAACCAGTTAGTTGTATTATCTCCACCCGTCGGCGTAATCGTAGCAGCTGACGATGCATTTATGGTTATTGACTGATTTGATATAGTGGTTTTCAGCTCACTTTGACCAATGGCATTAGGCGCGATCTCTGCAGCAGTCATGCTGTTTGGGGCGAAATCACCTGCGCCCCATGGATACCCAGCCAAAGCCGCGTTTTGTACCCGTGGCGCGCCGACCGCCCCCTCAGCAATCGCAGCAGGATTATCACGCAACGCCGTCATCAATGGCGTATCTATTACACTCTCAGGATCTATATCACCGTCAGGGACATTGGTAAATGGTACAGTCATTAATCAGCCTCCACTAATGTCATGCGCCGGTTGATTGGGTGATTGCATTGGACGCGATACATTACTTCAAACAGTACTTCTGCTTCGCCATCACCCTGTTCCTGCACCTGGGTGAATCCTTTAAAGGCGCCGCAACTCAGGCAGGCTGAGACAGGTCTGACCCGGAAGAATCGGTCAGGGCACGCAATATGCGCTGTGCTTGGTACAATCAGGTCAATCATTGAATTACCCATCCATCTGTTCCATCAGTCATTAGTCCACTGGCGTTGGCAATATGTGCGTACACCGAATCTGTGGGGTAATCCGGTGTACCGGCGGGCGCGATAAAGCCGCGCCTGTTCCCCAGAATCGTCGTTTCCAGCTGCACCGCAATATGATCGCCTTTATCTTCAACCCGGCGTAGCAGGCAGCGCGTTGTTTTCGGATTGCCGTTTTTATCCACTAACTGACCTACCTGCACCTCAACCAGGGCGCCAGGTCCCTCAGTGAAGTCCTTGGGATCGATTCTTCCTGACAGACGCTTCGGCGGGTCCCTGTAACGTGTCAGCTTGCGCCCAGCCAGTGCTAGAACGGCACCATCATTTGCTTGTGTGAACCAGGATGAATACAGGTTGTCAACGCGACGATCATTGTATTCATTAGGCCCTTCTGCATCGACATCGATTTGCAACCGGGACCGGTGAAAATTCTTGGCATCGTCACTATCTTCTGTGGAATTTATCAAGTCATAATTAATCGATATGCGGGTCTTACGCAGCGCATCGACACTGATAATACGCGTTGTACCATCCATGAACGTTTCATCTGTCCATTTTGCCAAACTACTGGAGGGTGGCTCACCGGCGATGACTTTGAACTTTACTAATTTCTCAATGGCTTGCCACCAGATGGAACCATTAGCAAGAATCGCAAGCTCAGCCAACATCCGGCTACCGGATTCCGGGCGACTACGCGTCGCCGTAATGTTGTACGAATTACCAAGCCATGTGGCTTCCTGAAGATTCAGCTGGGCAACGTCAATATAGGTATCCGAAATGCCCGTTTCATTGAGGATATCGTGAATAACCTGAGTGATTGGTGTATTAATCCAGGTCCTGTTTTTTTGCACCTGAGCGCCACTACTGTGGCTGTCTGCCTTAGTGCCAAACTGACCACGCGCCAAACCGGTTAGCGTATCCCCGGTACGACTGGCCTTTTTTATAATCTCGCTGCCTATACGAAAATAATCATCCCCATCATATTGCGGACCTTCGCCAGCACCCAGTAAAACGCTAACGTCAGATGCTGTAATACCTGCTGCCAAACTGCCGGTAGATTCCACAGGCAACTGATCACGGTCAGACAATTTCAGTGGATCTTTGAGCGTAATACGGACACGGCCGGTAGCATCCGGCCCATCGATCTGGTCAATGATATACAACTCATCCTGGAACGCATTCCAGTCCCATGGATTGAGCGCATAGCCCCGGCGGATACGTGCCCAGCGGCCGCTATAGTTCGGGTTTCTGGCAATTAGCCGGGCCAGAAACGTACTCCCTGCAGGTACTGTTCTTTGTCCGGTATACGGATCCTGCTCCACGTCTGACGTGACTTCGTCCTGCAGGATCACAGACACACTGGCACGGCGTGCCAAACCCGCTTCGGGATCGATCTCGGTTGGCGCAGTGGCTGCGCTGATCAGGTACGGCCGTAGCGTTTCACCAATAGGGATGGGCGCACCGCGATTGATAAAGCGGTAGGTCTTGCTGCCCAGGTTGAAGTTTGGCGTGTCTTTGCAGGTCCAAAACGTGTTGTAACAGGGTGTGCCGGTTGCCGTACACGGGAGCACACTAAACGTGTTTAGACATCGATCGAGGTCCAGTTCCAGGATCGTGACCGGCTGCCGGTCAAATGCCGTCCTGGCTGCTGTTCTGACTGGACTCTCGACAATGCTCATCGATCGCTCACAGTAGTATCTTGCCGCCAGACTCCAGCAGCAGATAGCCGCCAGACTCCAGTAGCAGCGCGGCGGCTGTTACAACAGGAACAAACTGCAGGCTGGAGTCCAGCAGCGCAACACCACTGACCTGCAGCTGCAAATCGGCAAACTCACCCCGGCCTATAGGCGCTTTGTAACCACGACTTGACTCTACCAGGAACAATTCATTGGCGTGGTCGACCGGGTCCCAGACAAACAACCAGGGTTTCGCGCGCAAGTGCTGTGACCATGCCACATTCCAGGTGCTGCGTAGCCAGCTCCATGTCAGGTTGCGGAATCTGAGACGCTCTTTCCACTCCTCATATTCGACAACACTGCCGAGGGGCTGACCTTTTATGTTGCGGTTAAACTTACCTGCTGGTGCACGGCCCATTGGGTCAAAACCAGAGCGCAGCCGGCGCGGGAATTCCAGCTTGTTGCCTACCGATACAATGGCCAGTGACTCTAATGCCGGACCGGTAGTCCGGACCTGCCAATATTGCGCAGTTTGGCTGGAAAACGTTACCAGGAACGGGAGATCATTAGCGGGAGAAATGGTAGCAGCCAGGTTGTCATCTGCCACAAAGTTATCACTCGAATAACGGACTTCCATCGTGGCGCCCTGAGTGCCTATATCGTGGCCGTACACAGCTAAATAGTCTGCTGATTTCGGGCTACCGCAGTCAACGGTTACTGTTGCTGGATGAGCACCTGCTTTCCACCAGGTGTAAGGGCGCCAGTCATTGATATTTTGTACTGCATACTGACTGCCCGCATTAGTGCTGGATGCTACTGGTAACGCATCAGCAAAGCGGTTATCGAAAAGCGCCAATGGCAAGCCCGTCATGCGGAAACCTTCACTGTTACGCCGTCGCCAATGGCTTCGTTGATTTCAGGGATAATCTGATCGCGCACCATATTGGTCGTGATCAGGCGGTCTGAGTCAAGAACAATGAATACGGTACGCTCTGGGGCCTGCTGTCTTTGATCCGGACCAGCTATAGCGTCATTTGTTACCGGGTTGTTGGTGCCCGGATCCGCCTGAAAAACGGGTGAGGCCTCTGGGCCACCACCACCGGCAATACCTGATGCTTGCACCAGTCCAGTGGCTGCGATCAGTGCGATACTGGCGGCACCCCATGCACCAATAGCTGCAGCCATTGGTGGTCCGGCTATAGGGCCAAGCTCAGCCATGGCGCGTATCTGCGCAACTTTTGTGTTCACAATCGTTTGCGCGATCGCAAGCCCTTTCTGTACAACCAGCGCCAGCAACGCAGCTGTCTTTGACTTTGTCGCCAATACGTTCAGTAGCGCCACGGTATTAGTGAATGTGGCTTGCCGCATTGACCGCACGCTGGCCTCAACGCCTCTTTGGCGCTTCAGATCTTTAGTATCGAGCTTCGCCTTTTGATTGGTGTACCAGGTGTCCAGTGCCGCACGCCGTTCGTTATACGCCTGGTAGGACTGCGCGTTTGTATCCAATGCTTCCTCGAGCAAAAACTGCTTTTCGAGGAAGTCATTTTGTAACAGTTCCCGCTCGCTGAGCATCGAATCATCAAGGGCGATCAGTTTTTCACTGAGCGCCTCGCGCAGTTTGCGTAGATCCTCTTCAGCATTGCCCAGGATGAAACTGCCGCCTTCGGAACCCGGTGCATTGGCTGCCGCAGCTGCAAGCTCTGCGCGCGATGCCTCCATTTCCTCACGGATACGGGTGAAGAAGTTGCGGATACGTGATTCAGCACTCTCACCGCCTCCAGCATCATCACCCAGCAGGATATCAGCCAATGGCTTCACATCGCGTTGAATGGTGCCAGACATCAACTCGGTACGTTTCTGGAGTGCATCAAGTTTTTCACGCGCCGCTTCGTTGCCTGATGTAAGCCACTCGAAAAATCCAACCTGGTCTTGTGAGTAGGCTTTCCACCATTCTGCTGTGGTGCGCATCTCATCACCAGCAGCTGTCAGGCCTGCAACAACAATCAGGCCTTTTCTACCGCCAAGTAGCGCACCGACGATGCCGATTTCCTGTGCCCATTGCGGCAGGCGCTGATATTCAGCCCACAAATCCGAGCCTATGCGTGAGATATTGTCAATGGGTCCATCGACAACATCCACAAATTTTGCTGTGCCAATAGCCATTGTCTCAATGGCATTGATAATCGTGTCAGACCAGCGTTTTGCGGCGGCTTCGTTGTTCTTCAGCGCGTTGCCCAGGTCATCATCGATAACGTTGGCAGCGGCCTTGAAGAAATCAAACAGCCCGGCGTCCATGATCTGATTGCGTACCAGAAACCACTTGTCCGACAGCATGGACATGGTGCCGCCCCAAGTACGCGCAAGCTTATCTGTCGCACCTCGGAACTTACTATCGGTATCAGTCCAGGCGGCAACCAGCTGGGCCTTGGTTTCCTCAGCAGAGATCGTCACGCCTGCCTGAAAGCCAAGCATCGCCAAAATGCCACGCTCCCGGAACAGGTCGGCTGAATTCGCACCGGCAGAGAGCATGCGTGAGATCTGTTCCGTGGTTAACTGAATGCTAAATCCAGATGTAGCAGCCAGGTCAGCAATCAACGGCATCCACTGTACGATTTCGTCAACACCGCCACGCAGTATGCCGGACAGCTGCGTGGCAGATGCCATAATCTCTTCATACTCAAACGGCACGCGACTAGCGAACTGCGCCATCTCGGCAAACAGGCGGTTGCCTTCGTTCACATCGCCGAGCAATACACTAAGCCGTGTTCGGAACTGTTCTGATGTCGACGCCGCATCGATAAACTGGCGCGATACCGCCCCAATTCCAACGCCTACCAGCGCCGTTTTGAGCGAAAAGATATTGCGGGTCAATTTGGACAGATTACCGTTCACACCAACATAGGCGGCGCTCATGGCCCTGGCTGCTCGCGCGCCTTTCTTCATGCTCTTCTCAGCGGTGCGGCCGAATTTCTCGACCGTCACAGAGCCATCGTCCTTCACGCGCAGGACAACTGACAGCTCACCACCTTTACCGATCCCGATTGCCATGCTCGTTATTGCTCAGTTGCTCTTTTTCAGTCTGTGCGACGACAGTGTCGATAATGTCTAGTGCCTGCACCCAATGTGCTGGCTGTTCCCACCAGGTACCCGGTAATGGCAGGAATCCCTGGTTACGCCATTCCCGCGAACGGAAATAAAACTCGTATTGGTGGCCAAGCCATACCGGGCAATCCGTGCCCGGTTCTTCCGGGATATCCGGCACCCATTGTTCAGGCTCAGCCTCGCAACACAGTGCCGGGTAATCATTTACTCGTGGACAGTCTGCGCAGCCGAAGCCTCCGGCTTTGGCTCTGGCTGCGCGTCGGAGTTTTTTGCCTGGCCTTCAGATAACGAACCGCGCTTGAGTACTGCCGGGCCAAGCTCCATAACGACGCCGAAGTCCACTACCTGCAGGAACTGCGTGCCGGTCATCTCGAGCGACTTGCCGTCCGGATCCAGAACCGGCTTAACAGAAATCAGGCAGTCGCTGAGCAGTTCCATGTAATCACCCACTGTGCTGGCCAGATCCACTTGCTTACCTTTAAGGAATGGCTCGAGGTGCTCCGGCTTAATCTCACCGCCATTGGCCTCCGCCTTCGCCTCATTCATGGCCTGGATCAGATCCTGGTCATTCATCACGCTTTGCGTCAGGCGGGCCTGGGCGCGGGCACTCGGGGCGCGAAAGGTGAACACCGTCGGGTTATCGCTGTCCTGGTCAGCGCGCAGGACGTACTCGAAAGTTTCATCCGGTAAACGTACGTGCAATGCCATCAGATAACTCCTGTCCATTTGATGGTGTACTGGTCATCACCATTGGTTTCTTTTAACGAATACGTCTTTGGCCGAGTAATACGGCCGGCGCGGTCGGCAGTAGAAAGCTCGCTAATCTCACTTGCGAGTGCATTAAACTCCAGCGTTTCGCCCAGGTTGTTGGTAAACGTTGCGATTAACGCAACGCTGGTCGAGTTGGTCAGTGCGGTCCAGTCAGCGACATTAGTGACTGCTTTGGGATCAATCGCCAGCGTTGGGTTACGATCAGCGATTTCGAAGAAATGCGAGCCTGTCTCATAGTTCTCCTGGATATCCACACCGGTGTCGAGCGTAAAGCTGCCGATGTTGATTGTGCCGCCGCCCTCAGTCACCGTGCACAGCGCTGATGTCATACGGAATATCTCGCCATTGGATGCTGACCAGGCTGGCAACGCCACTACACCAGGCTCCAAAAATCCAGACTGTATGTTGCCTTTCGCCATCAACACGTTCATGGCTGCCTCGAATGAAAGCGTGTTCACCGATCCAAGTAGCTTGTGCAGCAGGCCGTCTTCATAGAAATAGCCACTGGCACCGGTGTTCTGGATAACCGATGACGTACTGGTCGGCGTGTAGATCGCTGTGCGCGGGGTTGTAGTGCCATTACCCGCCGTGACAACGTTGTGACCAGACGCAATCAACATGGCGTGGATATCGGGTACCAGGTTGCCGCCAACACCGCCCAGGCCGCGTACGCGAGTGCTGACCTCCAGCGAACTGGCCTGTTTCAGCGTGACTGAGTCACCAGGACCGAAGGTGCCTTTGATGTCGCCCTCACCGGTGTCCTTATCGGTCGGTGTACTGATGTTCAGATCGCCATTCGGCATAATCAGATCCGAGCCCGGTACCGGCGCGGCATCGATGCCCTTGGTGGTCTCGACCTTGTACAAAAAAACCTTATTTCGCGTGAGCATGGTGCTCTCCTTACTTAAACAACCGGGTTAGTGTTTTCTGTCGATAAACTCAGCTCGGCACGGTGGCAAAGCACATTGGCGAACATAACCGGCACGATGGATTCAACCTGAATGCCGGAGGGGCCGAATTCCTGCTCGAGATCCTTATTTGCCAGGCAGGCTCCACCCAGCGTTGGGTCGGTCCGGAATGCGTCCGCAATCGCTTCTACCAGGTCATCAAATATCAAGCCGGTCTGGTCCGCATCGTCCAGGGCCATGAAGCCACGGATCTTCCAGCGCACCACACGGCGGACTTCGCTGTTGTCCAGATCCTCTTCCACCGTAGCTTCGCGGTAGAAGTGCCAGCCATGCAGACGTCCAGACGATGTGTAAAGCTGTACCAGCTCGCTGTTGGTTTTGGCATAGCGTTCGTAGTCGTACACCTTGTCAACGCCTGCCACGCCCTGCAACTTGGCTTTGATGGCTGCTCGTAGTGGGGCCAGGCTCATCGACCAGACTCCAGACGCGTAGTAATGCGATCCAGCGCCGCCAGTAACATATTGGTGATCTGCCCAGTCTGCTCGCTGAAATTCTTCTCGAACATGTGCGCACCCTCGGTCCCTTTCCGGGATATCTTGCGCGCAACCAGGAAGGCAACCGAACCGGCCTCGGCACGTGGTACGCCCAGCTTGGCGACTACCCAGTCAGCAATCGGTTCAATGGGTGGCCAGTGCGGCCGTGTGCCCAGTTCTACCGGCAGGCCGTGGGCCATAGGCGTGAACACTTTACCTGCCAATGCCACCGGTAAGGGCTGTGCTCATCATCTGGTGCGTGATGCTGCCGCGCAGGCCTGCACTGCCACCGACACCGACCGGCGTGTCGTCTTTGATCTCGCGCTCCAGCAGCAGCAGGATCTCTTGCACGCTGGTGGACATTTCCTCGCGGGTGATGTCCGGTGCCTGATTCAGGAACTTGGTATAGGCCAGCGCGGCGCTGTCGTCCCAGTCGATGGCGGCGACCTGGCTCATCGGAAACGCCTCGAGTGTGTCAGCCGGTCGTTGCCCTGGCTGTTGGTCATGTCCAGATCAACCACTACACCGGCGGCCACGTTGCGCTTGGGTTCGATGCCCAGTTCATCGTAGTAGCGTTTTCGCAAGGTCTTTGCACGCATTGCAAACTCACGTGCTTTACCCTGGTGTTCGACGGTGTCCGCCTGGATCGTTGAGTCGCTGTCGCCGCTGTAGAGGCTGGCGAGCTGGTCGCATAGCACTGCTGCGGCATAGCTGGCAACGGCCTCCTGGTCAGGTACAGGGACCGTATCCGTTGTCGCATCGACGACGCGGGCGATGGTGTAGCTGGTGCGAACGGTCTCGCCGGCGTTGATGCTGGCGGCCAGCTGGATCTGCTGACCACCTGGTGCGTCGTACAATGCCCAGTCTTCAGGTTCCAGGTGTGATGGCGGCACCTGGCCTACTGGATACTCCAGCGCCTGCAGCACGGAGAAATCCGGTTCCCAGGCGGCGGGCAGGTTCAGCAACTGGCCGCCTGGTGCGGTGATGTCTTCGACTTTTTTGTCTGGTCGATCTTTGCTGTAACGTGAAACAGCCAGTGCGATCGCACTGTCACGGTCGGCCGTGGCGATCTTGCCGGCGTCGTCGCGCACCAGGTTGTCGGTGAGGGTTTGGAAATTCAGTAGGCTCATGGATTATCCCTGGCCTCGCAGTAGACTTCGCCAACTGGATCACCGGATACTGGCCAGAGTCGCCATTGCCGCTTGCCGGTTTGCAGTTCTCGGGATGGGGCCCCACACAGATCACCTTTCGGTGCTCGCGCCACTTCCTTCTGGACCTCGCCGGTCAGAGACCGTACGGGACGAGACCCAACCCCACGATTTGGTGCGACAACCCAGCCAGGTGACACTGTTACGGGTTGCTGCTCTGGTGGTGGTTCGGCAACAGGCTTTGTTACGGACAGTACACATTTAATCTCGCCAATTGCCCGTCCATCCTGCTTACCGCCTTCACGCCACAATCGCCAACGTCGATCCCCAGTTTTACCTTTACAGTTCTTTGGATTGATACAATCTTCACGAGGGCGAGTGTCGTCGTAGCAGGTAGAACCGACTGGCACTGTCATAATTACATTATGTCCATTCTGGCCACCGCGTAGGTACCTTACCTTACGCACGCCGGCAGCACGCGGTGCAACTGTCCACACCTGATTCTGTGTGACTGGTTTATCAGGTAAGCATAGGGTAATACCCACAATCGCATTTGCAGTATTGGATGACATTAATACAACAGCGAGAATGGTGATTATGATAAATCGCACTCTAATAGCTCCTTTAGGTTGTTGAACTTGACATTGTTTTTATCTCAGGAGAAGTCATTACACCCAACCAGCACTATTCAAAGTGGCATGCCATACACCATCCACGACGCATTTAATATGCATAAATTCACCTGAAGTTCCGTCGCTGGTCCAGGTGGCTTTCTGTGCGCCTGCTACAGATATATTTTCTGTTCCGTCACCATTAATGGATATGGTTTGAGCCACAACAGTCTCGAACAAGTACTCCATACCGGTTTTTGCTGGTGGCAGAGTAAATGCGACAGCGCCCGTTGCGCCTGCATTGTCAAAATGGCCGCCTGTTCGAAAGCCATCGACGACATTATTCGCAGTAAATGAATAAGCAAAATCTACGTTTAGCCCATTCTTGTCCCAGTTGTCTCGCAATACCCAATTCTGCTTATCAGCTATTGAAGTGAAATTTGTCTCTATGCCAGAAGAACTGTTGCCCTCGACAACAATCGGGCCAGTCTGATTTCCGATTGCGTATATAGGACTGAAAGAGCCTGAGACATCACAAATAAAGTGATTGTATTTTATACGCGTCTGCTTGAGCGCGCCTGACGAATAAATTGCTCCGGATGACAAGCCTTTGTGTGTAATCTCATTGCCGTTAACGGTAATGTTTTTCATGCCGTTGTTGTTATCTGCAAGGCGCACACAGCATATCGATCCAGCAGAACTCTTTAATGTGTTATTCCTTATATTCACATCTGTGACCGTCATTGCTGGCGTATCATTCAAAATGTAAACAGGAAATATTATGCCAGTTATAGTGTTGCCTGAGACTGTCACTGAATCGACATTAGAGATTCCACCGTTGTAGATGGAAATGCCTTTATCGTTGTAGCCTGGATCAGTACAAAAGATAGTATTGCCAGAAATGCCGATGCTTTTTGAACCTTTTACAACAATTCCTAACTGGTCATTTGTGCGTAATGATGCATCATAAAGTCTAATTGTATTTCCTGAGATGACACCGCCTTCGACTTCCTGAAATTGTATATGATCTGGGCTGTTAGTTACGATCAGCCCACAACCGTGAATAACATTACCTGATACAGTGATATTTTTGCAGCCTATGTTGAGACCAGCAGTGCTAATTGCTTTTATACCACTCTTTCCCGCTCGTATAATCGTATTACCAGCCGCTACCCCATCGACACAATCTAAAAAATAAATAGCTGATTCCCGACAATCAATAACGGTATTACCAGTAGCAGCTGAGCCTATACTGCCTGGCATGCTAATCATGCATGCACCACCAAATATCCGGTTATTTTTGCATGTATTGCCTACATTTAAGCTACCAGTATTAACGATTAGCATATAGTTCGGTAGCAGATTATTATTTAAGTTTGAAAGTGTCACTGGTACACGTGCAGTGAGAGTGCAATTACTAACGGAGTTGAGACTGCTGCCTGTAGTAACCTGTAACACGTTCATCAATATATTTACATCGTACCCATCGCAGTCAATGATTTCGCACTCGTTACAGTCGAAATAGATACAGCCATAATTGATAATCCCTATACTGGCTGAGTGTTTCCTGTCAAATTTAAACCCCAGTATTTTTATCCTATCGCAGTTCGTGAACGTGAACGTTCTGTCGGTGACAGTCGACCCCCCAAGAAACGTCGCACCGTAACCGTAAAAAGTTATATCACTTTTGTTAGCAACACTGACGCCATTAACACCAGTCCACTTATATGACCTGCCGGGAGGAAAATAAAGAACAGCTGGACCTGTTAATGATGCTATTAGAGCTTCGAGGCTTACGCGATCGTCAGTGCTGCCGTCGCCTTTAAGACCATAATGTGTGACGTCATAACGATTGCCAGACAGTGAACTAAAATCAATTTTTTTTGTTTCTTTGTTTTGGCTATCGACGATAGGTAAATAATCACCGACCCTCGGTGATACGTATTCAGCCAATAAAGATATGGGTGTGTCGGGCATTAATCGATATCGTAGTTAGCGCCAGCTATTGCCAATACTAGACATGATGTCATCGTTGCCGGCAGGGCCATCGACAATCCAGCTGATACCACCGATGTGCGGGTGGACACTATCAGCTCGCAGTGATGTCGGTAATTGGCCGACTGCTACTTCGGCGGTATCCGTTGCATCCCCATTTGTGCCTAACAGGGTATTTGCATTTACATCGATATACCGGGTGCCGTATTGGGCTAAGGCCCATGAATTGAAATCATCGATATAAGTGAGCGCTACCCCTTTTGTCGTGGGGAACGTTGTCCAATTAGCCTTATTGTATGTTAGTGACAAAACCCGATAGTCGCCCATCATCTGGTCGGTCATCGCCTTAATATTGGCTTGCAGCACGGCTTGCGAATTGGTATTGAAATCATTTTGGCCAACCCAGAAAATAGTAGGTTCGCTATGCAGGTCAGGCCGGATATTAAACCGGGACAGTATCTGTGAGCTTGTCTCACCCCCTTCTGCACCGTCAAATACGTTGGGCAGCGTCCCGATCGTAGTGCGCAAATCCCAATGCACCCCCTGGTCGGGCATAGAATCACCCCAAATAACCAACGTTTTGTCCATGTTAAACAGCTGATGATTCGCACTTAGCCCATCGTCATACAATATCCCCGTCATCCCCGCAATGTCGTACATGCCTGCGAAGTCGTAATCAAGTTGGTACGTGCCAGGGTTGCCGCCGTTATCTGATAGCTGGAAAATATGATTGCCCGTGTTAACGATAGGATATCGTAAGATCATATTATTTTTAGTCGTTCTTACAGATAACTGCTGGGACTGGTTACCTGTATCCGGGGTCATCCACTGGCCCGCTGTATTGTCATACATCAGGACATGAACCGATGGGTAGGTGAGAGTCTCTGATGCCGCGTAAATAGTTGGCGAACTCAACCTGATAACACACAGCATTTCCATGCCCGCTGTTAGTGGTATATTTTGCTGCCTGATGTACTGATTACCCGCCCCGTTAAATGTGACTGACGATGTGGTTACTGTCGGTGCATTACCTGCTATCCATGGGCTGAGTGTAAAATTCTCTGAATTTTGCAGGATATTTACCAGTTTCGTGAGCGGTACTGTGCCCAGTCCACCAGCTGTGGCTACCAGACTCACGACACTAGTCTCGGAAGCACTGTGTAGTTTTTTGACCCAACAGCAGCGACGGCAATTGTTTTTATCGTGACCCCATCTTTCTGCATCGGCACCGGGATTGATTTCGTGGTTACCGTTATAACAAAGGTATTTCGTGCAAAGACCTTATCGGGCACGCCAATGCTGACGCGCAACGTGTCCAGTATAACCGACAGTGCGACTTCATCATTTGCTGTAGTTGACCATGCGACCATAACAGCATCACCGTCAACAATATTCTGCAAAATATCGAGAGTGAATCCTTGTGCGGTAAAACCAGACAGAAATTCGGATCCAGCATCACCAGAACCAACTGCAGTATTGGCAACCAACGCAGTACTGTCTGTGTTCCCCTGGACAGCTGTGGTTACTCCATTTATCGCTGTGTGCAGTTGTCTGTTCGAAGATTCGATGAATTCAAAATCATCCAACAGCGAATTATATCCCGCCATCAGCATATCCATCGTAATCGACACTCGATCCAGTTGCATATCTCCACCTATTCCTGACTATCGTGCAGGCACCGAGGTACCAATGCCTGCACGCCGTTCACTTCAGCGCGTTACCGCTACGCCACCACACTCTTGTAGAAGGGGCGGAAATCAACCAGGTCGCCGCCGTAGACGTGGCGGATCTTGTAGGTGATCTGATCGTTGCTGAACAGAGAACCCTGAGTCGGGTTGTCCTGCACGAACAGCTCGGGCTCTTCCTGGCCGTCCATGAAACCGATCTCGATGCCCGGTATTTCCATCGGGTCAGCGGACAGCACCCAGTCATTGGGGTCAGTCCAATACCACACAGGAATCACATCGAGAGACAAGGTCTGGGTAAAGGTCTTGTCGTTTTCTGTGTTGCGGCGGAACAGGTTGACACCCGCCTCTTCCAGATCGCCCGGAACCAGTAGCGACTTCGGCCCGATGCCGATGCGATCGCCACTGCCCAGCTCGGTCTGCTGCAACATCGCCAGGCGGCCGGCGGCCAGTGAAGTAGCGCTCAGCGCTGCAGTGCCCAGGTTATTATGGCCGGCGGCAAACAGCGCGACGGTGTCGTAGATAATCGGATTGGTGCGTAATAAGTCCAGCACAAACTTGGCTAGTGTGCGTTTGGCGGCGCGGCTGAGGCTGATCGGGATACGGCGTATGAAACCGACGTCATCGTTTTTGATCGCCTCGATCGACAGCGTCTCCTTACCACCACGTTTGGATGGCTTATAGGTAGCTTCCTCATCAGTTGGCGACGTCAACGCCGTGTATGGACCGTTCTCCGCCACGGCCGGCAAATCACCGTAACCGCCCCAACGCGGACGATGCTGGGTACGGAAATCGCTCAGCGGCACTACGTTGGAGACAGGGCGCCACACATCGTACTGACCGGTTTCAGCATAGTCGGCCAGCATTACACGGTGGATGGTGTCACCCAGGATCTGGTCAAGACCGGTGGTGCCGAGCGCTTCGCGGAATCCGGTTGCCTCACGCAATCGCGCCTGGTTACAGTCACGGAGATGACCGGTAACACGGGTGTCGCCCGTGATCTCGACGTAGCATTCCTTGAATGAGATCACATCGCGGTTGCCGGGATCGAAGAACGCCTCCAGCATTTTTGAGACCTGCTCACTGCGATCTTCGCCCATGCTGATATGGACCTGCCCACCCAGGCCGCTGACACTACCCGACTCGGTGAATGTGGCCAGGTAATCACGCTCATCCTTGATGGCAGTGGTGACCTGCGCTTCAGTGAACCGATCTATACCATCGAACTGCTTGCGCAGTTTGGTGCACGCCGCTTCCGGAAGACCACATTCCGCGATGCTGACACGCATGTTGGCGCGCGCTTCGACCATGCGCAGGGATTCGTCCAGTTGTTCCCGGCTCACGCCCTGGGCAGCAGCACCGGATTGTGCCGCCGCCGCTTCGGTGGCTTTTGGCTCAGGGAGGGTTATAGGTTTCAGCGCCTCACGGTAGGCCGTCTCCAGCGCTTCGTCATTGTCGACATCGAGCCCGTCGGGCAGGGTGCCTTTATTGGCGGCCTTGACGGCCTCGATCATACGGTCACGGAGTTTCATGTCTGCAAGTTCCTCGTGGTTCAGCGCTTCGATAAGATTGATGATTTGCCCGCCGGCGCCAGGCTCAATGATGAGATCAACAGAATTGACCTTGGTGATTTTGCGGGCCGTTCGCCGACCCTTCGCGACTTTCGCCGTGCCATTGGCGTCTATCGAGAATCCAAACAGATCCTGTGCCATGTTGCGTTGCCAGGCTTCCAACAGTTTGGCTGGTACATCATCGGCAGTTGACAGCAGCTCCAGCACGCCTTCCAGCCTGCCCTGGTCAGTGCCACGGCCCTCGATAAACTCTGGCTTGGTAATGCGGCCGATCAGATTGCGGAAACTTTTACCCTTACCGGCCAGGTGTTCGTCATCGGACTTGACGAATACACGGGCGCCATTGAACAACGGCACGGCTTCGCGCAGGACCGCATCGGGGTAATAGTTCTTGTTGCCCGACAGACCGGCATTGATGATCAGCACCCGCCATGTCAGGCCCTGGTCATCCTGCGACTCGATGAACACCTGCTGCGCCTCACGCATGACCACGTCGGTGTGATCGAGCACAACCTCTTTCGGCGTGCCCAGCTGCACCTGGTTGTTGTCATCGATGGTGTAGGGGTAGGCATAGCTGCGGCCGTCACGGCCGATAACGATGCGGTCCGGGTAAATCGCCTGGACATCGATGTAGACGCGATCCGGGCCACCGCCACCGATGCTTTCGCGTACCGCACGGACAACCAGCGCGGATCTGGCGCTCAGATCACTGGCTGCCGCTTCGCGCAGTTTGGCGGGGATAAGTGACAGCAGGCTGTCGAACGAGACATCCAGCGCCTTGGCAAAGCCGCGCAACCGTTCATCCGGTGGGCGCATAATGTCACCAGCGAGGATACCCTGCAGGGTGCTCTCGGAAATGCCGCCGGCTTTCGCCAGGGCGGCCACGTTGAGCTTCTTGTCGCGCATCAGGCTGCGCAGGCGATCACCAAGTTTCGACATGGGCTATTCGCTGGACAGCTTTTCGCCGGCGGTGGTAACCACAACAACGTGGGTGCCGTAGTCTTTGAATGACATAATGTCTTTGACCGGTACTGCCTTTTTGATCAGCACAGGCACACCTTTTTCGTCTGTAACGGGTTTACCGTTTTTCATCTCCGGGACCATCCGATACACGGCCTTGGCGGCCTGTGCGGTAGTCATGGCTTTGGCAGTTTCGTCGGGCATTTGACTCTCCGTTTTCGATTAAACATTTCGCGCTCTACTCAGCAACAGGTGTGACCATAAAGGGACGCACTTCATTGGGCTATTAAAGGGCTTTAGTATTTAGATAAAGGTGTGTCAGCGTCGACCGATGTCACGCAACGGCACTGCGCTCTGCAAGCCGCGACGGAATGCACTGGCATTCAATTCATCGTTTGTGAACGGCTTGCGTTGAGGATTGGCCACGTTCCAGTGCTCCATGAGCGGCAGCGATTCACAGCCGCAGTTGATGGTCTCGCGCAGTGGGCCAGCCGGGTCACGCGGATGCATGAGCTTTACGCCGCCAATGATGAACGGCTCATCGATCGGCTGAATCTGCCCATCGGCCGCATCGTGCGAGACACGCGAGTGCAACTTGCCACTGCGCCGCCACTGTTTTTTCAGTCCGGGCAGTAACGGCTTTGCCTGTTTCATGCGTTGCTGGGTAGCTATGGAAAATGCGCGCCCGAGATTATCGCGAGTGACCGTTATAGCGCGCGAACGACCGCCTTTGGAAATTAGACCCTCAATTTTATTGATGGCATCGCCGGTGGTCTGAGCACCGATCGCCACCAGGCCCAGCTCTGTGTTGATCTTGTTGGCCAGCTGCACGCCGACATCCGCCATGCGATCGGTCATAAACGCCCGCATGGCTTCCAGCTGGCGTGTATCGATTTGCGGCAACACACCGGCAATGCTGAGACCGCCGGCAGCCAGGGGCTGATCCACCAGGTCGAGGCCAGCCTGCCACATCGCCCGTGCGCTGACATCCAGATTAGCGGCTGCCTGAGTGCTCATGTCCTGCATGGCCTGGCGAATGGATTGTTGCAGCTGTGGTAACAGAAACACCTGAAATTCGGACGGGGTGCCAGCCAGAATACCGGCAATGCGCGCCTGCGCGGTTTTCAGCAGGCGCAAGACCTCTTCGCGTGTGTCAATCTGAATGCGTGTGCGCCGGCGCAGTACCTGGGTACGCGCCTTGCTGGCGGCGCGGTCGCGTTCCTTTTTTGTCACGGATCAGTTCACTTACGCAGCGGCATTAACTTTCTTGCCGGGGGAACTCGGATCGGAGGTTGTAAAGGCATCCTTTTCAGCTTCGGCAGCGGCTTCTTCCAGTGCTGTTTCCAGCTCGGTTGCCGTATCGAACTCCACGCCCAAACGCGCCGATACCTTTTCTATAATCTGCAGCGCACGCTCACGTGACAGGAGACCGTTGGTAATCAGCATGGCGGCTGCCGTTGTAACCTGCATGAGCGCTGTGGCGTAGTCGCTGATGTCATCGTCAACCATGTCCGGCCACTGCACGTCGAACTGATAGATATCATCGAACAGATCCGGTTCGCCATCGTTGTTGGCCAGTGCCTCCTGGCGGATGACGTATTTCCCGATTTCGGCCAGGATATACCCCAGATAGGTCTGGCGCATTTTGAAGATCTTGAACGTCGGCCCAGACATTTCACTGGCCGTTGCACGGTTCACATCACCGCCACCGCCATACCAATGTTCCGGCAGGGTCGCACCACCCATCACGTGGTTGCGGAACAGCCTGGCGTTTTCGCTGGAATCGCCAGCCTGCAGGTCGGGGGTGACCGCTTCCCATTTCTCTGCATCGTTATGCACGCGGACACTGTTGGGGCTGGGTGGACGGATTTGCTTGGCCCGCTCTGTGATTTCGTCCGGTGTCGCACCGGTGAGAGTGATATCCCACATGAAGGCGCGCATAAACTGGGCACGATCAATCTCGCCAAACAGAAACTGGTCAAACGCATCCAGCCAGTCGATTTGCGCCAGCAGGTCAGAACGGCCACGGCTACCATTAGATAGATCATTTACTGTGAAGTAGAAAGCCTCACCGTCGGTAAACGTCTCGCGGATCTGGCGTGTGCGCTCCGTGAACAAGGCCTGCTCATCACCATTAATAATGACACGATAGCGCCGCGCCACGCCTTTGCCATTTTTGGTTGTGATCACACCGATCGGTTGCTCGGCGTTATCCGGGTCCATGACCACGGTGGCAATGTTGGACGGGTCCAGATAACCGAGCCGCACATGGCCATTCATCTCATTCACAAAGGTTGGCCAGCATTGTTCGCCATACAGTGACAGCTCACGGGCTTTCTTGACCAGCTTCAGGTCCATCTGGTTGATGGGATCTTTCCAGAACCTGTCCAGTAGATCCTGAATGGATTCGTCAGGTGCGACCAGGCGAACACCTTCGGCCAGTAAAAAAGCCAGCGGCAGTTCGATGATGCGGTTGGCCAGCAGGTTCGACTCCCACAGGTACACCGAGAGTTTCTGCATGCGCAGTTGTGTCATCGGTGACAGATCGCGCTTGTTGTTGCTACCGATGCGGCGCCATTGGTTTTCGTCGTCATCCACGGTGACGCCGGCGGCTTCTTTGAATTTCACCTCAGCATCTGCCAGGGAATCACCAGCAGGCGATGTGTGTGCCTCCGCACCATCTAACCATTTCCAGAAACGTGTGATCCATGTCATATCCATCATCATGCTGCCCGTTGTCTGTATTCCAACCTCACACCCAGTGCGACAGGTGCGCTAAGCGGTTTTATAAAATCTTTACAAGCCACGATCACAGGTTCGTTGCGGCATCCGTAGCGCCTCGGCGGTGATCGCCGCTTACAACGGCTCTCAGGCGGCCACCGTTTTAACGCACGCGTCCCCTTGAACATCGAAACCCGGCGACGTCCATGTGCAGCCTGCGGGACATACGCATCCTCCGGTGTAGCCTCAATGGTCTCACCGGCAGGCGGTTGTCCTTCGACCTGTGTTGCCATCCAGGCGAGCAGGCCAGCGATGGCACTGTCACCGTGCCGGTATTCGCCATCGCTGCCTTTGTCGCGGCCATCGTCCATACGTGGTCGGCCTTTATCCAGTACCACCCGCCGGTGGTCCGCGATGACGTCTTCACTTTGCGGCACAATGATCGATCGATCTTCGAACGCCGTGCGGTATTTCGGGAAACTGGTGCTGTACCACTGTGGCGTGGCCATGACGCATTCGACCTTGGTGAGGCCATAACGCTGCAGCGCGGCCTCAGCGTGAGACTGTCCGTTGCCACGCGCATCGAACTTGGAATGGTGGAGCAGTGGCAAGTTGTCCATGATGTAAAACAGAATCAGCTGTTGCACGTCGAACGGGATGCGCCGCAGTTCGAGCATGAAACCGGTGCGCCAGCTCTCCGGCTTGTCTTGCTGCAACACCCAGATCACGGACAGGTCACCATTGCGGCCGAAATCCTGACCGAGCACTGAGCGCTGGTCGGTCGGCAGGGCATCGATGACAGGCTTCAAGTTGTCATTGATCCAGGACTGTGCTTCGCTCAGGCGATTGTCATCGAGCACCCATTCCGGGGGCTGGGTATAACGGACAATGGGGATGCCCTCGACGGCACAGCGCTCGATGAGTGTGCGCGGGATATACACGCCGCTTCCTCGTCGGGGTATACAGTCCAGTTCCTCGTCAGCGGCATCACCATATTGACTGCGGATCGAATCCCGGAATTCAGTCTCAGCTTCCTCGCTCCATTCCTTGCCCTGCACCAGGCAGATGCGCTGGTAAAACCCTTCGGCGAGCGCTTCATCGAACGTCGTGCGGTGTAGTGAGTAAGGCCGCTTGCCCGCGCGGATCTCACGGATCAGCTGGTTGAACTCGTTGTCGTCACCGTTATGGGTGGAGACCACATCGACACGGCCACCCCACATCAGGAACGCCAGTGAGGCCTTGAGCAGCTCGCCCAGCTCCGGGTGGAATGCCGCTTCATCGATGCGTGCATGGCCCTGGCGGCCACGGAAGTTGTGCGGGTTGGAACTCAGCGCCTCGACCTTATGGCCAGAGGCAAATTTGATGCTGTACTTGACGATGTCACGCCGCTCGTTTTCGATGACGGCGTGTTCCAGGCCAACATCGATGGCGCCGGCCACCAGGCCGAAGGCGCGTGCAAAAAAGGCTACGTCGCCGATGTACTCGGCTGCCATGGGCAGATTGTAGCCGACATAGAACTGATCCATGCCATCCTGCTCAGCCGCCTCCAGTGCACTTTCCGCCGCCATGCCGCCCCACGTCCAGCCAATGCGGCGGGATTTCTCAGCGACGCGCACCTGGGATTTGTCTTCGTGCCAGCGGATTTGATAGGGCAACAGAATATAGGGGACATCCATATCCTCCATGCCCTGGGCACGCTCTGCCTGGATTTCATCCACCAGGTCCAGGTATTCTTTTTTCTGGTCGTTATCCATCGACCCTGATGCCGAGGATCTCGGCGCGGATCTGCGAAGCCACACCGGCACTGAGGCCACCCTTGCCGGCCAGCGCCGCCACCTTCTCGGCCGCTGCGGCAGTCTTGCGCTCCAGTTCCTCGCGCACCTCGTTACGCCATTCCTTGACCTTGACGGATGCGCGTGTCAGTCGTGCCACCATAAGACCGATTTTGTTCAGTGCCGCCGGATCGGGTTCGTCTCCCAGCTCCATGAGTATTTCGAACGTCTGGGTCTGCACCAGGCGGATCAACGCTTCATTCATGTCGCCCTGGTCATCGTCGGAGCCTGCCGACAGCGCTTTTGCCTGCTCGGTTGCGACGCGCATTTTCTCCAGGCGATCTTCGAACTTTTTGCCGTGGCGCCATAATGCCGTGCGGCTGATGCGCAGTTCTATACCTGCCTCTGCTATCTGATCGTTCAGCCAATCAAGGAGGACGTCATAATTCTGAAAACCCGCCTGTACCAGACGGGCGTTCAGCCGTTCTCTGATATTGTCAGGGAGTTGCAACATGCTGGATCGGCGCGGCATTAGGCCCAAACCAACCAAGCGGCAGCGCCAAATAACACTGTGAAAAAAGCTGAACTAGGCGCAGGCGAGCTACCAAAAAATATGTCATCAAAGACACTCAACGCCATCCGAAGTGAACCGATGCCTAAAAAAACAGCAAAGATTTGTCGAAGAACCATTATCCAGCAATCGAGCATTAGAAAAGCCCTCTGGTGGCACGCTCACCGGTGTAATGGATGGCATAGACAACCACCATGGCCAGCACAATAACCAGGAGCGGTGGCCAGGTGGTTATGACAAACAGCAACACACCGGCGCCAACCGCAGCCAACGCCGTGAGCAGGTAAAAACACGCCTCGCTGATCCAGTAACGCATCAGTATGTAACCGGCCGCGCAATACCTCGACTTTCGGCTCGTGGGTTCTCAATAAAATCAACGCCCGCCGGCAGCAGACGTGCTTCCCAGTGCGATCCGGCTTCCTTGATATCAAGAAACTTCTTGTCGCAGAGGTACTGTAATGCCCGACGGATTTCATGCTGTGTGGCACGAAGATCAGCATCGCTCAGGATCTCGAACAGCAGGCCTTCGCCAACGGGATAGGGGCGTCCGGCATCGAGCACTTTAAGAATGCGATAGCGGATCATTTTTGTCCGCGCTTGCTCCAGGTGTATTTGATCATTCATTATCCAGCGTCTCCATTTTTGGGCATGTTGTCGAGCGCGCGTTGTACATTTAACGTCAGGGTTTGCAGTGCATGCGCATGTCCATCCACTTTGGCCTCGATGATGGCGCTGTAACGAATGTGATCTTCTCTGCGCACGTACTCCCTGGGCAACTCGGCCTTCAGTTCAAGAAAGGATTTTTCAACCCGGTCAATTTTTGCCGATTCTCTCTCGAGCGATTTTCCAAGCCCGTCAAGCCGTGCCGTGAGTGCGCCCTGCAGGCGATTCACGAGCCACCCGACGACTGCCCAGGTACTGCCCAAGACAAATAAAAATGCCGGAATTAAGATTGCGGCAGCCCTGATAATTTCGTCAGTCGTCATTAATGTCTCAATCGCGTAAGTTGATCGGTTTCGTGGCAAAACGTTGTGCGATCATGGTCAGAAGTCCTGGCGCAGGTTGCTGTCCGGCGGCGATCTGCTTGTCTTGCGAGCGCTTGGCGATCGAGACGCCCAGAATCGACAGGGCCACACCCCATAACACCATCAACGGGCCGAGCAAGCCGGCCAGAGCCGAGATAACAACGCTGGCCGAGGTCGGCTCTTCCACCACCACATAGCCGACGATGATCATCAGCCCGATCATCTGCACCGACCAGGTGAAAGCGGCGGCATAGCCATACGTCGGCCGCCAGCGTCGCACATAGGGGTCTAAACTCGCCGCCTCGGCACGTATGGTCTGGTTGATTTCAGACAGGCGCGCCGTCTCGGCCTCGATCTGCATGCGCTGGAGTTCCGCCGCATGCGTTAACTCCAGTTCACGAATGCGCGTCAGTACCGCCGGATCGGCCTGCAACACGCTAGCCACCGCAGCTGGGTTGTTGTCCACACCCATAGCGTTGGCCACCATGGCACCTACAGCGCCACCCGCTGGTCCACCCAAAAGACTGCCAATCAGAGGTGCCACTTTTGCCACGCTCTGCCCAATCGCTGACCAGTTCATGGTGTTGCTCCTGGCACCACCAGCCGGCCAATCAATACGGCCAGTACCAGGATGATGCCGATGGCCGCCATAAATCCGGTAACGGCACACTTAGGTAGGTACATGCAACAACTCCTGCAGTTCGGTGAGCTTGTGGTTGGCGGCGGCCAGCCGCATGGCGCGTTCGGTGAGTCGATCGCAAAGGACGTGCACCAGCTCGCTGCCATCGGCATGTGACGAGCAGTGGTCGACCAGTTGCGAATCGGTCATGTGCTCTAACCTGTCCATTAATCCGGCGTTGTCCGTTCGATATGCAGCAACAGCCGGAATAATCGGTTGTTCCACCCACGCAAAAATTTACTGAGTTTGCTGTTTGCCAGGGTGATGTTGCGGTAGTACTCGGCGCGGTAGCCGAGATAGTCGACGATGAAATCAGGATTCTGCGACATCGCCCGCTGCGCAGCACCAAGCGTCTTCGGACCGATTTTTCCATCCATTTTCACGTTCAGTGCTTCTTGCAGGATTTTCACCGCACGACTGATACCGGCATTCACGGCCATGTCGAACACTGCAATATTGAGCCGGCCTGGCAGATCATCTGCACGGACACCAACCCAGAAGTGATTCCAGTACAGCGAGGCGGCATCGCCGGGTGTCAGCGCACGGATGTCGTCGGCATCAACGTCGCCATCACCATCGATATCGCCCAGCTTGCCCTGCGATAAAAGGAAGCGCAGCGATATGCCGTACTTGGTCGTACCACCTGGATCATCAGGGTCATCGGACAGCAAGCCCTCAGCCTGGAAAATCCAGTTCAGGGCATTTGCGACGTTATCTGGGTAAGCGGAAAGATCAGGCATCCTGTTCATGGAGACAGGATGTGGGAGTGGGTCGGTGGGGGATATTAAAGTGCTTTAGTATTGACCGGCATCTTGTGTTGCGATGAGAAAAACATCATAACCAAGCAGTGAGAATATCAGCTGCAATAAGCACCTTCTTTGCAGTCGTCTTGATTGTTGATTATGTGCGATTTATTTTTGAATAAACTTGAAAAATGGCTTGACTGTAATTAAATAATAGGCTAGACTATATTCAAGAGTTAAGAAAGACCGAAACTTAATACCGGAGAGAGAAAATGAGCATAACTGAAAATGACATCAACGAGATCCGCGAAATCAAAGCAAGTATTAAATCAGCAGAAAAAAGCCTTGATCGTTTTATGGATTGTGATTTGTCAGATACAACAGCAAGAAAAGAGATGCGTGACATTCTGGCATCAATTACCGAAATGGAAGTGAAGCTGTCCAATAAATTAGCATCTTTAGAAAAATGAGTCACGGTGGCAAAAGAAAGGGGGCTGGAAGGCCCCCGATTGACCCACGGATGGTTAAGGTTCCGGTAGGGTGGAAGTTACCCCAATGGCTGGTTGAGTGGATCAGAGAGCAAGACAAACCGGCCTCGCATTTGGTGGAAGAAGCACTGTGTAAATGTCACAAGTTAAAACCACCGAGAAATCGGCATTAAAGAGCTTTAGTCTTGCTCGATGTGCGTGGACTACCCCATGCCATGCGGTAGAAAGCGCGGAATGCCGGCCTGGCCATAGTTAACAGGTCTCCAGAAAATATACCCTCAGCATAGCCGTGCATCATATCTACACGCGCGACAACATGGTTACCATCAACCAGACGATCAATAATTTCTCGGGTGACGAAGTACTCCCGTGAAGACCAGTTTGTTGGACCAGCATAGCTACCTGCAGTCGTAGTCCGGATCTCCGTGACACTATCGATTGCGTGGAGCGAGATTACCCTGCCATCGACATTAAACTTCAATGACTGACCATCAATGATGTTATAGGCACCTTTTACCGTCGCAACCATGACAGCAGTTCCATCGTCCATCGTAGACCGCCAACGCAGACTCAACTTGACATCTCCTTCTGTCCAGGCGGGTTCCATATAAAGTTCACGCGCACCATCAAATTCAGACCTTTCTTCAGTGATATAACCCGGCGCACCAGGCAGAGATGCCAGCTGATCTACTGTTGCACAAGCACCTACCAGTAACGCAATCAGGCATGCAGTGAAAACCGTTTTGATGTAGCTCATATCAATCACTCCCATCTCGTTTTTCTGACGGTGAAATCCAGAATTCCGGTTTTCTCGCTTCATCTAAAAAGATTTAGCACCTTATGATCACTCAACTGGGCGGCGTAAATATACCGCATGATCTGCGCCTGCTGCTCCAGTTACGTTAACAATCTCCCAACCCTCTTTGGCCAGGCGATTGAGTGTTGCTGTTTTGTCCACGTCGACTACGCCGCCCTGCATCGGTTCTGTTTTTGATCCCGCAACGGTGCCCGGCAAAAAAACCACACGATATTCCCATTGACCAGCATGAGATGCGGTCGCGCAGAATATCAGTGCGCTTACTGAAATTACTTTCATAATATTCGTCATCATGTAGTTCACTCTACTTTCGATTGTTATCTTTCTTAGTGCTGTCTAGCCAAAAATCCGGGTGACGAGCACTTTCCAGTATGTTGAGTAGAAGATTAATTTCATCGTCTGACATTGCTGTTTTAACCACAAGATCCCTGACAGGACCAAATTGAACAGGATCTGGCTGTGGTGACCTGCGCTCAGCAAGTCGCATCACACGATCTGTAAACTCACTGATTATTGCCACGCGATCATGGAACTTTTCGGGGTGCCGGCGACTCACGCGGTAGCCAGACAGCTCTTCTTCAATACCATCAGATTCTGCCTCAGAACCCAACAGCACATAATCCAGCGAAGTATCGTTGCGTAATGCGACGTCTACGCATTCCGCGTATGGAATTGAGTCTCGCGCACGCCACGAACTGAGTGTAGTGCGTGCCACTGAAAGCGCTTCCGCCAATTCAGTATCGTTTTTCACTTCAAGTATTTGCGCGAGGCGCCCCAAGACCTCATCCACCTTCGGCGGTGTTTTTCTCATTTTGCGTCGCCTTGTTGATATTTACTCATTATGCGTCTATATTATGCATATTGCAGTACGCATTATGCATATATGGAGCATCGAGTATAGACCATGACAGGCCAGGAAAAAACGCATAACGAGTCGTTTACCCCAGGTGACCATCTCTATCAGGAAGTCAGGGCCGGCTTCGTACGGCAAGGCACCAGCTTCTCACACTGGTGCAAGGACAGCGGGGTCGCCCGCCAGAATGCCGCGTCAGCACTGCTGGGTGGATGGCGCGGACCAAAGGCCAGGGCATTTGTTAAGAAAATCATGGAGGCCTCCGGGCACAACCCGAGGAGTACAGCCTAGTGGCCCAACCCACCAAATACCGCAGCCAGTCACAGCAACGCATTCTTCAGGTGCTCATGACACTGGCAGGCAACGAATTCAATGGCGTGCTGCCCGGTGCACTGGCACAAGCCGTAAACACCACAGCCAGCAACATCACCCGCGATTTGGCCAACCTCTGTCTGGCCGGTCTGGCTGAGGAAATTCCTGACACAGGCCGCTGGCGACTCGGACCCAAAGTGGTGCAACTCGCCCTTGCACACCTTCGCCACATGGACGACGTCGAGCGTCGCCATGAGGAAGTTAAACACCGCTACTCACGCATACCGACATAGGAGCGCCCGATGCCGCGCAAGAAGAAAACGGAAGCCCTGACCACTCCACCTGCACTCGATACTGAGGCGCTCGACAAAAACCGAACCATGACGTCCGAAGAGACGCAGAGGCTGGTTGAGATCGACACGACCTATGGCGATGGCTTGCCCTATGACGCCAGCCGGATCATCAACGAGGCTCGCTTTTATCTACAACAATCGGCTGAAACCATGCTCGAGGCCGGGCGTCGGCTAATCCTCCTGAAAGAGCACGAAGTACACGGACAATTTGAAAAGGCGCTCGACCAGATTGGTATAGCACCGCGGGCAGCACGAAAAATGATGCAGGCCGCCTATAAGTTCTCCGGGCCAAATCGGCCAACGTTGGCCGATTTGGGTACCTCGAAGCTTTTGGAGCTGGTGACAGAAGACGACGAGGATCTCGATGCGCTGGCGGACGGCGGTACATTGGCAGGGCACACATTGGATGAAATCGACCGCATGTCTGTCCGTGAACTCCAGAAAGCATTGCGCGCGGAACGCGAAAATCGTCAACAGGATCAGGAAACCCACGAGCAGCTATTATCCAATAAAAACAAAAAGGTAGACGAACTCCACAAGAGACTTCACCAGAAGAAGAAACACACACCAGACTGGCCGGAGCGCTGCAACGAACTGAACATCGAGGCAACCACCGCAGCAGCGATGGGACTGGAAGCCTGCGACCAGCTCGAGGCCCTACGCGATGCGATCCTGAACGAGGATTTTGGTGAGGACGAGTCCGAGGGGGCGCTGGAGATGATGGCGGTGGTGTACTACGACGCAGCCAGCCAGCTGACCGGCAAGGTGGCAGAACTGATGGATGCCTGCGAGGAGGTCTTTGGGGGCTACAAACACAAGGCCCGACCGGCGCTCCACGTCCACATGGACAAATCTGAGTAGGGGGCTGCATGGCTCGGCAAAACATACTGCCGCTGGCTGTCCAGGATCATCTGCGCACTCTGGCTCAGTCGCTGGATGCCGCCAGCTACTGTGGTCGTGGCCAGCTGGTTGACCAGTTTGCAGCGCACTATGACTGGTCACGTGCCAAGGTCTATCGGGAGTTGCGGAAGGTTGGCTGGTCAAGTGGTCGCAAACCCCGATCTGATCTGGGGTCAACCACACAATGTCTTGAGGCGCTCACCGAACTGAGTGCAGTGCAACGCATCGGCGTGCGCAAGAATGGCAAGATCACGATGCAGACCCCCAACGCCCGCAGCTTGCTGTCGGTCAACGGTCGCAGTTTCTCGGTCACCAATGCCCGGCTCAATGCACTGCTGAAGGCGCGACAGATGGATGTGGCCACGCAGAAACAAGATCGCGCCTGCCAGCCGCTGCGCTCACTGCACCCGAATCACGTGCACCTGGTCGATCCATCGTTGTGCCTGATCTACTACGACCCGGCCGGCAAGCAACATGTGATCCGCGATGACCAGTACTACAAAAACAAGCCGGACAATATCGCCAAGATCGAGAAGTGGAAGGTGTGGCGCTATGTGCTGGTTGACCATTACAGCAGTGTGGTGATCGTCCGGTATTACCGAGCCAAGGGCGAGACGCAGGCCAACCTGTATGACTTCCTGCTGTATGCCTGGCAACAGGTGCCAGAGCGTGTGTTCCACGGCGTACCGAAGATTCTGTACTGGGACAAGGGCAGCGCGAACACCTCACACGCAATCAAAAACGCCTTGCAGGCACTGCAAGTGACGCCGTTGGAGCACACCGCTGGCAACCCACGTGCCAAAGGTGCGGTGGAGCAGGCCAACAACCTGGTCGAGAAGCTGTTCGAAAGCCGGTTGCGCTTTGAGCCTGTGGCCAGCGTGGATGAGCTGAACACGGCAGTTATCGCCTGGACCAATGCGTACAACAGCGACACGATTCCGCACTACGATGCACGGCTCAAACGGCGCTACATGGCGGAACCCAAAGCACGTTATGCACTCTGGCAGATCATCCGACAGGAGAATCTGCGCCTGTTGCCCGATGAGTCAGTGTGCCGCTATCTGCTCAGCGCCAAACCCGAAGTACGCAAGGTGCGTGCGGATCTCACCGTGTCGATTCGACACCCCATGTCAAAGCAGCGCGAACACTATGACGTAGCCGACCTGCCCAATGTGTACCCCAATGCGGAAGTAATGGTATCGCCACTGATATATGGGGAATGCCAGGTGGTGGTCAGTATTGAGGATTACAAAGGTGAGGAAGTGTCGCGCGTGGTGAGTCGCATTGAGCGTGATGCATTCTCCGGGTTCCGAATGGACGCAGCGGTTATTGGCGACGAATGGAAATCGCAACCCGACACAACCGTTGAACGTGCCGGCAAAGCGGCCGACCACGCAGCCTATCCGGATCTGGATGTAGACGATGCGGCCAAGGCCCGTGACAAGGGTGTGACGCCATTCGGTGGTGAACTGGATGCGCACTCGCACCTGCAGCATGTGGAGCAACCCGGCTATATGCGCCGGCCAGGCAGTGAGATGAGTGTGCCTGACCGCGTCAATGTCACCGAACAACCGATGACGGTGACCGAGGCGTGCAAGCGCCTGGTGGCTGATATCGGTAAGCGCGAGGGCATCAACTATCACCAACTGGTGCGCAGTCTGTATCCCGAGGGCGTGCCTGAATCTGAATACCCGGCGCTGGTGCGTCGGATTACGCACCCGGCGCCGACGATGGTCAGTGCTGGTTAACCAACCTGATAGAGGACGTCAATGGAGCATCAATTATGGCACTTAAAAAATATGCTGAAGGTTACAGAAAATATCGTATGAAGCCGCCTACTCCGCTCAATTTGAAACGCCTGCTGAGTAAGTTGAGCCTGACTCAGTCTGACCTGGGCAGAAATCTGACAATGTGGACGGGCAAGTCACCAAGCGCAGCTGTCCTATCCTTGATGTTTAACAAAAATATCTGGCCGGCGCGAACACCGGAGAAAGAGATCAAACAACAAATCGTGCGATTTCTTAAAGCTTCTGGCGCAACAAAACGTGAAATTGAAACGGCGTTTGATATTGATAAAGAACCGGAACGACCTGTGCAGGGGGGACCTCGACATGATCTACCTGCACGGATCGTCCGGCGCATTCCGATTGAAGAGGAATTTCAACTACCGGAGACAGAAATGTTATCACAATCTGCGAAGAAGCACTTCAAACTGTTTAAAGACCCGTTCGCTGACGATGTGCAGTCAGCGGATGATGTGTATCTGTCGAGCGACCAGCGGTATATCCGTGAATCAATGTATCAGACGGCGAAACATGGTGGATTCATCGCAATAGTGGGTGAGTCGGGAGCCGGTAAGACCACGTTGAGACGCGACCTGATAGATCGTGTTTTTCGCGAAAACGCGCCGATCAGCATAATCCAGCCGCGCATTATCGACAAAGGCAAGCTGACCGCAGGCGCGATCTGCGATGCCATTATCAACGATGTTTCACACGAAAGACCGAAGCAGTCTCTGGAGTCAAAGGCTCGACAAATCGAACGGTTACTGACCGGTTCCAGCCGTGCGGGCAATGTGCATGTGCTGATCATTGAGGAAGCGCATGACCTGTCGATTCAGACGCTCAAATATTTGAAGCGATTCTGGGAACTGGAAGATGGTTTCCGCAAGCTGCTGGCAATCATCCTGGTGGGTCAGCCTGAGCTGAAAAACAAGCTCGATGAACGCCAGAATTGGGAGGCGCGCGAGGTGATCCGGCGTTGCGAAATCGCTGAACTGCGGCCACTCAATGGCAACCTGGAAGAGTACCTGGAACTCAAGATGAAGCGCGTCGGAAAATCACTTAACGATGTTTTTGAACCGGACGCTTTCGATGCTATCCGCGAGCGCCTGCTGATCCGTCGTCGCAGCGGATCAGCAGGCGGTGAGAGCATGATGTACCCGCTGGTTGTCAACAACGCGATCACCAAGGCCATGAACCTGGTTGCAGAAATTGGTGCTGAACGTGTGAGCGCTGAAATCATACAGGAGGTGTGAGATGCCGTTGCCCTATATTACGAGTAGCTGGGTAGAGAATGATGTTTCCTATTTTTACTATGGCCCGATCAAAGGCGTTAAATCGCTGCCTGATGTGTGCATGTACCCGGATGCTCATCTTGATTATTGGTCAGATGTGTATGTCAGCATGGAGCTGTTCGATAAAAATATAAATCTGCTGACTTTCCTTCAGTACCCACGTGAAATACTCGAATCGCTGGAGCTTGTCGAGCTGCATCGTATGGAGCCGCTGTTGCCACGACAGGAAGCTGTGGGTCGGCGTCTGTTGATGGAAGAAATTCAGTTACTGGACAAATCATGCGAATCTTCTCTCGACAAAATCGGCGGCGTGATGCTTCGTGACAAGACGTTTTTCGAACCGATGAAACACCATGCACATCGGCAGTCGAAGAGGACGCACGTATGAGGCCAGCATTGACACTTTCAGGCTTCGTCAGTTTTTCCCTCGGCTGTGTAGCGGGTATTTTTTTTGTCGCGACAATGCTGTTTATAAGACACGCCGACATGCAATTTCTGCATGCTGATTGGGTATTACCAGCAGCAATCGCATTTATATTCGGTGGCACCGTTGGTGCTTTCACGATGGTACTGCCAGTGCTATTAGCGACCGATGATGACCGGTACCGACCAGCAATAGGCAATAACCTGGAACTGCTTATCGAAACCAGCGAGCGCATGGCAAATGAGCTGAGCACCTTCGCCGATGCTGGCGATGAAGCCGGATCTGATATGAGTGACGTGCACTTTTTGATCGAAAAGTATGAATCACTCAAATGTAAACTATTTATCTCCGGTGAAATACCACGAGTTCGGCGTAGCCATGGCTCTGTGGAAAGCAACTGGGTAATGAAATGAAAATGACCTGCCCAGCCTGCGGTGCCTGCGGCAGCATCGAGTTTTTCCTGATGGACGCAGCGGCGCGTGAATCGGTACGTGCGGCATTCTCACTCCCGGCTCCGTTGGGCAGGCAAGTGATGACCTACATCGGGTTGTTCAGACCAGGTCGCCGCTCGCTCACCTGGGACCGCGTCGAGAAACTACTGTCCGAGCTGCTCATGTCCATCCAGGAGGCTAAGGTTGTACGCAATGGCGTTACGCACCCTGCGCCACTCGACTATTGGAAAGAGGCCCTCGACCAGGTGTTAATGAATCGGGCCAGACTGACGCTGCCGATGAAGTCACACGGCTACCTGTTCGAGATTATTGCCGGCATATCGACGAAGGCCGGCGCGGTGAAAGAGCAGCGCGTCGAGAGCCGCCGGCGCGGTGGTGAGGGTCAACGGTCAGGTGCGGGTAAGCCGGTAGCCGCCATCGACATGGCCAAGCAGGGAAAAGCCTATACGGCAGGTGCGGCATCGCTGCGGAAAGCCATCCACAAGTCTGACGACGGAGTGAATGATGACTGAGATCACCGAAGCACAACGGATGCCGCCAGCAACACTGCGTTTACTGGAAATACTCCGCCATCACCCAGGCAAGCCCAGGGCCATTGGCTCACTCGACCTGTATGAGCAATGGTCTGGCGAAAAAGTGCCACGTGATCCGGAAACCAACAAGCCAGCTGTCGATGTACAAACGTTGACGCGTGCCATGCGCAACATTATTGATGACCTGCGCAACCTGTACCGCATCCCGGTGATGAGCAGCACGGCGCATGGCTACTGGATTATCACCAGTCAGGATGAACTGAGTGATGTTGTACATGAATTCCAGAGCCGAGGACTGAAAAGTCTGCAGACGGCGGCACGATTGAAACAGACCTCGCTGGTCGACTCCATCCAGCAGTTAGCGATGGATTTGCAAAACGATGACAGCCCCATACGGAAACACGTTGATTCGCGCAAGCGAAGACAAGACCGTGCGAATTCCAGCACAGATCTGGGCGAGCTGACACTCAGTCCAGAGGCACGCATGGCGGTCATCACCAGCCACCTGCAGGAAATGCTCGGCAGCCCGCAGGAATACGCCGATCAGATCCGTTCACTACAACGTCAGTTCGGGCCACGATTGCTGCCGGAGTCGGTAATGACCGAGATCTCCCGACAGGCCGGCATCGCCCGCCATGACATCAGCAAAGCTGTCGACGCGATCGGCCGAATGGAACGGATGGTGGGTGGATGAGTATGGGAAGACTCTATATACGACGTGAGCACCACGTCTCACCATCATCCGCATGCCGGGCTACCCGTACTGAGCGCCCGTGTATGACCTGCAAAAAACCATTCATGTCAGACGGCAATCACAATCGGTTGTGCTCTCACTGTAGAACAAATTCCGGGCCGACGGAATTGAAGGTGCATCTGTGAACAACGCAGCCAAAGATTATTTTGACAGCCAGTTTTCGGGTCCGGACTCAAAACAAGGAGCAGGCGAAGTGACTTCCTACAACGGCACACCTGACATCATGACTATTTCAGGAACATTTTTTGAGTTTCTCAAACCCAAGCCGGAGCAAATTCGTATTGAGGATATTGCTCACGCACTTTCATTCACGTGTCGGTTTTCTGGGCATATTTCAGAGTTTTATTCAGTGGCAGAGCACTGCGTTCGGGTTTCTCTAATCTGTGATCCCAATGATTATCTGTGGGGCCTTTTGCATGATGCATCCGAAGCATATTTAACGGATATACCGAGTCCAATAAAACGCCATCTGCCGCGCTACAGAAAAATGGAAAAGACCGTTCAGACTACCATTATACAGCGCTTCGATCTTCCGGAAGCCGAACCTGAAAGCGTTCGAAAAGCCGACAAGATTATGTTAGCCACTGAAGCTCGTGATTTGTGCGCTCCGGGTTGGGAATACTGGGGCCTCCCATATCCACCACTGCCTACAAAAATACGTCCCTGGTCACCACAGCGTGCAAAAGATAGGTTTCTGGAAGTGTTTGCGGGTCTCGGTAGTAAGGCATGAGCACATACCTATGAGACTGACGCGATACCTGATCGTTAATAAACCGAAGGGCTGGAGTCAAAAACCCAGCCTCAGGGTGACGACAAAGGAACCTAAACTCGGCCCAAGAGAGCGCACAATTAGCGTAACGCTCGACCTCCCCGATTCCCTATGGGATGAACCGCAGCTTGAGGCGACGATCACTGTCCCGGAAGGCAAGGTTTCAGCGCCAGTAATTGATGCAGAAGTGATTGACAACATCCAGGAGGTTATCAGCCAAAAACTTGGTGTGAGCCTGGAGATCGCTGTTGTTGAGAAGGTTGACGGGCATGATTAAATCCACCGACGAATGCCTACAGATGATCGATGACATCGAGGAAAGGGGAGAGAACCTGACTGAATGGGAGCAGGGATTTACCGAAAGTGTAAGTGGTCGGGAAAAGCTGACATACCCTGTACGCGAAATCATTGATCGGATTCATAGGGAGCGAGTGAAGTGAGCGACAAATCAGGGATCGAGTGGACACAGGCCACCTGGAACCCGGTCACCGGTTGCACCAAGGTCAGCCAGGGCTGCAAGCACTGCTACGCCGAACGCATGTGGACACGTCTCTCAGCACCGAACATGCCCTATGAGGGCAGAGCGTTTACCGATGTCCAGTGTCACCCTGACCGTCTCGGCCAGCCGCTGCGCTGGAAGAAGCCGCGCCGGATATTTGTGAACAGTATGTCAGACCTATTCCATGAGGATGTGCCAGATGAGTTTATTAAGCGCGTTTTCACGATAATGGCTGATGCGGATCAGCACATATTCCAGATACTCACCAAGCGCCCAGAGCGAATGTGTGGGCCCATCATGGAATCCATCTACGAACGGCTGAATACACAGCTACGTGCTGGCCGTATAAGTAGAACTGTATGGCCACTGCCCAACGTCCACCTTGGCGTGTCGGTCGAGGATCAGGCCACCGCAGACGAGCGCATACCACTGTTGCTGAACACCCCGGCGGCTGTTAGGTGGATCAGTGCAGAGCCGTTGTTAGGTTGTTTGCAATTAGATTACTTATTAAAACAATTTTCCGGAGAACACAGAAACGCACTTACCGGTAAAACACATGGATTTTACACTGACTATGAAGGCTCAAGCCTGGACTGGCTAGTAGTCGGCGGCGAGTCTGGCCCCAAGGCGCGGCCTATGCACCCGGACTGGGTACGGGCGATCAGGGATCAGTGTCAGGCGGCCGGGGTGCCGTTCTTCTTCAAGCAGTGGGGTGAATGGAGACAGCGACAAGCCGGTGATGGTAACGATCAACCAAGGATACGGCTCACAGACACAGGCCAAAACGGACAAGACCTTGCAGCTACTGGTGATAACCATGTGTGGATGCAGCGCATCGGCAAGAAAGCCGCCGGCCGCAAACTCGATGGCCACGAGTGGAGTGAGTACCCAGCATGATAAGCGCAACATCTCCTGACCGCTTTATTTGTGAACCACGATATGACAACAAGGCAATAAAACCTTGGCTGTTGTGGTTTGAAAATTGTATCTACTGCAAGGCATGTGATTTAAGACTTTGCCCGCGATCGCGCAACAGTGCTGCTCGCTTCATCAGAAATCATCTGCGCTGTGGGCTGGAATGCACAGCATGAGAAACATGAGCGATCCCAGAAAAACCGACCTGGCCAAAATCCATATCGCCCGCAAGGATCTCCACCTGGATGAGGAGACCTACCGCTGTGTCATTCGAGAGATCGGCAAGGTGGCTTCCGGCAGTTCGAAAGACCTTACACCAACCGGCAGAGCACGTGTGCTGGCCCATTTCCGGTCGAAAGGGTGGAAGCCGAGGCGCGCAAAAAGAACGCCTCGGAAATCGCAGGGTATGGCGTCTGCCGGCCAGATCAAAAAAATAAAGGATCTCTGGATATCTCTTGCTGATGCGGGCGTAGTGAGAGCACCAGGTGAGGATGGGCTGCGCGCTTGGCTGACGTCAGCAACTCGCAAGATGCATCCCGCGCATACCGGCTATCACGCAGTTGAATTTCTACCTGACGGAGTCGCAATAAATGTTATCGAGCAACTCAAGAAATGGGCATCGCGTTGTAAGGTTCGGCTATGAATGACCAATACCGCAGTCGAGGGCCTGAGCTGCTGATAGACCTGGTGGACAAGACAGCCAAGGTCTTGGAACAGGAAGCCGGGTTATCGCCTGAGACGGCCCGTATGTGCGCCGAGGCTGTCGGCCACCAGATGCGGCAGGAATGGGGTGGTCAACAGGTCTACTTCCCAAAAGGGGCTGCCGTCGATATCTCTGCTCGGGACCGTCAGTTATATGACGAGTTCGATGGCCAAAATCACGTTGCCCTCGCCCGGAAATACAACCTGTCCGTCCAGTGGGTTTACCAGCGTGTCAAAGCTGTTCAGGCTGCTGAGGCGTCCCGCCGCCAGGTCGATTTGTTCACCGACTGAGGCCTCTCCCTAGTTTTCACATTTCGCAAGTGTTTTTTATTTTTGGTTCCGTATAGTTCCGTTTTGTTTTAACTTGTCCCTATTTATCGCAGTATTCTTCGTCTAGTTATCTCATGGGGTTTCACCTGGCGGTGGATCGTATTCTGGATATGTTCCGGACGTCGGTGAATGTGTTCAGTGATTCGTGCGGGGCGGTGATTATTGCGCGGACTGAGGGGGAGGAGGGGGTTTTGCGGGGGTGATGTTTTTCGTCGGGGGTGGGTGTGCCTTTTTTCAGGCGGCGATTTGCCCATAGAATCCCTTCGGGCTTCATTACGGACGGGTACCCTACCCTTCGGGTCAAGGCACCCGCTGCGCGGGTTCCCTGCGCTTCTCGACATTTTGCGCGCTCGCTAAACTCGCCGCCCACGCTGACGCGTGAACGGCTCAGACAACGCTCGCTCAATCGCAAAATGTCTGCGATGCTCGGCTGCATCGATGCCTGAAAAAAAGGCACACCCACCCCCGACTCGCTCTGTGCCAGGTACGACCCGGATTAACCCACCTTTCGTCATTCCGGCGAATGCCAGAATCCAGGGATGTCAGATTGCGCCTGCATGACAAACCGACGCTTCTCCCCCCGCTCAGGTTTCAGTCTTCGAGGGGCGGCATACCCGTGGTGTTATAACCGGCATCGACGTAGGTGATTTCACCGGTGATACCCGATGCCAGGTCGGAACAAAGGAAAGCAGCAACGTTGCCGACTTCATCAATGGTGACATTCTTGCGCAGGGGAGCAGCGCGTTCCATCAGGCTCAGCATCTTGCGGAAGTTGGTGATGCCTGCTGCGGCCAGCGTCTTGATCGGACCGGCCGAGATACCGTTAACGCGGATGCCGTCCGG